GGACACCCTGGCCGCCATCGGCAGCGTTGAGGTACGCCAGCGCAAGATCAAGCGCAAGCGCGTGCGCAAGTACCTGATGAGCGGCGGCAAGGTGCTCGAGGACAACGGCTATATCGCCGGCGAGTGCATCCCGGTGATCCCGAACTATGGCAAGCGCTGGTTCGTGGACAACGTGGAGCGCTGCATGGGCCACGTGCGCCTGGCCAAGGACAGCCAGCGCCTGAAAAACATGCAGCTATCGAAGCTCGCCGAGATTAGCGCTCTGTCCAGCGTGGAAAAGCCGATCCTAGTTCCTGAGCAGGTTGCAGGGCATCAGGTCATGTGGGCCGACGACAACCTGCGGAACTACCCGTATCTGCTGGTCAACCCGATCACGGGGCCTGACGGTAGCCAGCAGGTGGTCGGCCCGGTGGCCTACACCAAGAGCCCGCAGATCCCGCCCGCGATGGCCGCACTGCTGCAGATCACCGAGTCCGACATGCAGGAGATCCTCGGCGCGTCGCAGCAGGCCGACAAGATGGTGAGCAACATCTCCGGCAAGGCCGTGGAGATGATCCAGCAGCGGATGGACATGCAGACCTTCATCTACATGAGCAACTTCTCCAAGGCCATGAAGCGCTGCGGAGAGGTGTGGCTGTCGATGGCCCGCGAGGTGTACGTCGAGGAAGGCCGCAAGATGAAGGGCATCGGCCCTGACGGCGGCCCAATGCAGATCGAGCTGATGAAGCCGATGATCACCGAGGCTGGCGAGATGGCGCTGTCCAACGACCTCGGCGCCGCGAAGATGGACGTCAACGTGGAAGTCGGCCCCAGCAGCAGCAGCAAGCGCGCCGCCACGGTGCGGGCGCTCACGGGCATGATGCAGATCACGCAAGACCCCGAGACATCGCAAGTGCTGCAAGCCATGGCGATGATGAACATGGAAGGCGAGGGCATTGGCGATGTGAGGGACTACTTCCGCAAGCGCCTGGTGAAGATGGGCGTGGTCAAGCCGACCGACGAGGAAGCGCAGGAGATGATGGTCGAGCTGCAGGGCCAGCCGCAAGACCCGAATGCCGTGTTCCTCCAGGCTGCTGCCGAGGAGGCTCAAGCCAAGGCCGCCAAGGCCCGCGCCGATGTGCTGAACACGGTTGCCCAGGCAGAACTCAACCAGGCCAAGACTGTCGAGACGCTGGCGAAGGTCGGCGGCGAGGCCGCTGGCGAGGCTGTGGCTGCGGCAACGAGCCCAGCGACTGGTGCCGTGCCTGTTGTCGATGAATACGAGGCTGCGAAGAAGGAACTGGAACTGCAAACCGCCCAGATTGACGCTGCCATGCGACTGATCGAATTGCAAAAGGCTGTGCAGGAACGTGATGAACGATCAGAAAAGCCTGACAATTCGCAAGAATCAGAGGATGATGATCGCCTTCGCGCCGAGATGGAGTCTTTGAGGCAGATGGTCGAGGCCTTGGTGACAAAGATGTCTGAGCAGCAATCTGCACCGCAACCGCAGCCTATCATCGTAAACACCGCAGGCGGCAGCAAACGCATTCAGATCACCAAGACGGCCAGCGGATTTTCTGGCGAAGTGGTAACCGAGGACTGAACCATGAGCATGACCAACGCGGCAGAAGCCGCACTCCTTGACCTGCTGTTTCTGAACGTCGACTGGGCCAACATTGGCGATGCAGCCGGCCTGCAGAACTCTGCGGCAGCGGGCTCGTTCTACATCAGCCTGCACACCGCCGACCCCGGAGAGGCTGGCAATCAGTCGACCAACGAGGTTGCCTACACCTCCTACGCTCGGGTGGCAGTGGCGCGCACCGCCGGCGGCTGGACGCGCACCGTGAGCAGCGTGGCGAACACCGCCCTTGTGCAGTTCCCCCAGGCCACGGGCGGCTCGGCTACAGCCGCGTTTTTCGGCATCGGCACGGATTTGAGCGGTGCGGGCAACCTGCTGCTCAAGGGCGCGCTGAATTCCAGCCTGTCCATCAGCAACGGCATCCAGCCGCAGTTTGCGGCCGGTGCCATGACTGCTACGGTGGACTGATGCACTATCGGTGCGCCCACTGCTACAAGCCGCTGGAGATTGTGGACGGCGAGGTGACTCACTGCCCCGATCATCCCGACGGCGGCGTGGAGTGGTCGCCTGACGAGGAGCCACCTGATGGGCTTCAGTAGCGTCCGGGCGCTGGCGACTGCGCAGACCGACGAAGGCAAGTTCTGGCAGTCGCACATCTACAAGTCCACGCTGCCGGCCGCTGCCGCAGGCGTGTGGACTGATGGCAGCATTGGCGCGGGCATCCCGATCTACAACGCCTACGCCGGCACCTCGCTCGAGTTCACGCCGCTCGCCGGGGCGCGCAACACTAGCATCTACCTGGGTCCGACCACGGCGGGCAACAAGTACGTGCAGGCGGCGCAGATCGGCACGGCCGCAGCGGGTGCCCCGGTGGCCACCGTCTTTGCCGACTACCTGGGCTTCTACCCCTTGGTGGACTGCGGCGAGACGGCCACGCAGACCCTGGACAACCCGGTCACGCTGCCGCGCTACGCCAGCGGCGAGGGCGTGCGGGCCTTTGCGGTGGTGCAGGTGCCGCAGACCGCCAGCGCGGTGGCCACCGTCACCATGACCTACACCAACTCCGACGGCGTGAGCGGGCACACGGTCACGTTCAGCCTGTTCGGCTCCAGCACCATCGGCAATCTGTGCAACCTGGCCAGTGTGGCCTCGGCGGCCACGGCACTCGCGCCGTTCATCCCGCTGGCCAGCGGAGATCGTGGCATCCGCAGCATTGAGGACGTCACGCTGTCGACGGGCATTGGCGGCTTCATAAACATCGTGCTGTGCAAGCCGGCGTTCACCCTGCAACTTCTGGAGCAGAACACGGTAGCCGAGAAAGTGTTTCTGAAGGAAAGCGGCACGCTGCCAACTCTCAACCCGAGCGCGTTCCTGCAGTTCCTGACGCTGCGCGGCTCGTCCACATCCCCCACGCCGTTTCGCGGCTACCTTGATCTCACCTGGGAGTAACCCATGCCGTTCAGTTCAATGGACGATCTCGTCAACGAGATCACCTCCGGCAAGTTCAACCGCGCCGACTGGAACAAGCTCACGGGCGCCGCCGCCTACACCGCTGGCCGGTGGTATGACATGAGCGGCTTGAACGGCACGCCGGTGGCGAATGCCTTTGCCGGAACGGCGCTGGCCTGGAGAACCTGTGACGAAACCACCGGCAACGGCACGCAGATCTTCGGCCTGCCGCACGGCGGCAACGTCAGCCCCGACACCAAGCATGTGCTGAACGTCAGCGCCGTGACAGCGGTGGCCACGGGTGTGCCGGCGCAGTTGATGCTGGTGGACCTGCAAGGCTACTGGCCCGGCATCACCAACAACTCGGCTACGGCGCAGACACTGACCGGCACACCCTCGCTGCGCTACACCAACGGCGCTGGGTGCAGGCTGTTCTGGGTGCAGACGGCGACCGCAGGTGCCACGGCGCAGAACATCGCGCTGAGCTACAGCAACACCACGCCGACGGCAGGCCGGACGCTGCCGGTCACGGTGGCGATGACCGCCTCGGCCATTGCGCCGCACATCTCGCACAGCGGCACGGCGGCCAACAACTACGGCCCGTTCCTGCCCCTGGCGTCGGGCGACACGGGCGTGTCCGCCGTCGCCTCGGTGACGTTCAGTGCCGCCAACACTGGCACCGGCGCGCTGTGCTTGGCCCGCCCGCTGCTCACGCTGCCGCTGACCACGGCGTCGGTGGCCGCCGAGCGCGACCTGCTCAACCAACTGCCGAGCCTTCCTCGGGTGATGGACGGTGCGTGCTTGACATGGCTGTACTTCGCGGGCGCGGCCGCCGGCGCGGCGACCAACTTCTACGGCTCGGTGGAGTTCGGCTGGGGCTGATAGGCACATGGCCCTGAAGCAGAACACCTCGATCCTGGCGCAGCTCCCGCTGCGTCAGCGTAGCGGCGGCGTGGCCGGCATCCGGTCGATGTGGGGCCGCACCGACCTGCGCAATCAATCCGCAGGTCAGGGCATCCCGTCGGAACTGGCGGGCATCCCGTCGGGTCATCTCGCGCCATCGTCGTGGGTGCTGCCGTACAAGCCTGGCGCGATGTCATCGTTCACATCGTGCGTGGTGCAGTTCTCCACCAGTACGCCAACGATTGCTGCCGGGCGCAACATCGATGGCGGCACCACCATCACCTTCACGGTGGACCCGGCAGACGGCCAACTGGTCGTCTCGGCGGTGGGCTCGACCAGCATCACCTTCACAGCAGCCGCCAACCTGGCCGGCGCGCTTTCGGCGCAGGGTGCGGTGTCGTTTGCCTTCGCGGTGCCCAGCGCTACGCTCGGAGCCATCGTTGATGCTCAGGGCAGCGCACCCATCGCCTGGAGCCTGAGCGCCACGCCGCGCGCCATCGGCAACCTGAGTGGCGACATCACGCCGTTCACCGAGCTGAGCCCGCAGAGCCTGGCCGATGCGGTGTGGAGCGCCCTAGCCAACGCCTACACCGGCGCGGGCACGATGGGCGAGCTGCTGAACTCGGCAGGCTCGGCTGCTGACCCACTGCTGGGCATCGTTGAAGGAACGCTCACGCTGCGGGATGTGCAGCGCATTGCACTGGCCGCACTGGCTGGGGAGCGCGTAGGACTTGGAAGCCCGACAGAGACTTACCTGTCTCAGGACGGCTCCGTGGCTCGCATCACGTTCTCGCCAGACGCGCAGGGCAACGGCACGCCGATTGTCGATGCTTCTTAGAAACCGACTCCTCGGCGGCGCTCTCTTTGCCGGGTTGCTGTTCGGTGCGCCAGAACAGCAACCAGTTGAACCAGCGGGCGGCGGTGGTGGTTCAGTCGCCAAGAAGTCGCGGCCATTGTGGGTGGTGGCTGGGAAAGTGTTTGATAACCCGTGGGTGGCTCAGAAGTATCTAGACAGCATCACTCCAAAACCCGCACTTAAATATGCACCAGTCACCACGCCAATAAAGAAACCGCCTGCGCAGTTTCTGGTTGTCGAGTCAGATCGCGTTGATGTGGATTTGACTCGGTTCACTTATGCCGACGAGCTTGCGCGTGACAGCATCGAAGCCCACATGGAATTGGCGCGAATCATCATTGACGAACGCGACATGCAGATCGCCACGCTGATGGCTATGGCAATGCTTGACGATTGAGCCCATCAGGGCAACGGCACCCGCGCAGCCGCCAATGCGTGAGATGAAGGAAGACCATGCCCCCAGAGATTGAAGTCACTCAACCCGACGGCTCCAGCGAGACACCTGCACTCGACGAACTGGAGGCCCAGGACGCACAGGCCGCAGAACCCGAGGCCGAAGACCAAGCATCAGACACCGAAGGCGAGCAGGAACTCAAGATCACCCTCGGCGGCCAGACGCTGACCGAGCCCGAACCCGAGGCCGAGCGCGCACCGGAGTGGGTGCGCGACCTGCGCCGATCACACCGCGAGCTGCAGCGCAAGGTGCGCGAGTACGAGTCCCGCGAGCAGACAGCGCCGGCCCAGGCCGCCATCCCCACGCTTGGCGCGAAGCCGAAGCTCGAAGACCACGACTACGACACCGACCGCTACGAGACGGCGCTGGAGGGCTGGTACAAGCAGAAGGACGCCGTGGAGTCTGCCAAGCGCCAGCAGCAACAGCAGGCCGAGGAGCAGCAGCGCACCTGGCAGGCCAAGCTGGACGGCTACGCCAAGGCCAAGGCCGAACTGAAGGTGCGCGACTACGAGGACGCCGAGGCCACGGTGCAGGAGACGCTGAACGTGGTGCAGCAGGGCGTCGTGCTGCAAGGCGCGGAGAACCCGGCCTTGGTGGTCTACGCGCTGGGCAAGAACCCCAAGAAGGCCAAGGAACTGGCCTCGATCTCTGACCCGGTGAAGTTCGCCTTCGCCATCGCCAAACTGGAGTCACAGTTGAAAGTCACCGCCACTCGCAAGCCCCCGCCTCCCGAGCGTTCTGCGCCGGCTGGCAACGCGCCGATCAGCGGCACCACCGACAACGCGCTGGACCGTCTGCGCACCGAGGCCGAGCGCACGGGCGATTTCACCAAGGTGATTCGGTACAAGCAGCAGATGCGTGAGAAGCAGGCTGCGCGGCGCTGATTGACACACCTCCAGATGCGTGTGCTACATTTCGCGCATCTGGATTCGCCCACCTCACGGGCAGTGCATCAAATACGAGCGGCCGCCCGGCTCTGAAGGGGTGAGTAGCAAAGCGCGGCGCAGGCCGCACCAAGTCACTCATTTAGGAGCCCAAAATGGCCAACGCATTTAACAAAGAAGAGCGCGTAGCGTTCGAGAACATCCTTGAAGGCTTCCAGGACGCACTGGTCCTGAGCCGCAACGTGTCGGTCTACAACACCGACTCCACCATGATGGAACGCGCTCGCGACACCATTTGGCGTCCGATGCCCTACATCGCTCAGTCGTTCACCTCGACCGTTGGCTCGTCCATCTCGGCGAACTACGACGACATGACGCAGTTGTCCGTTCCTGCCACGCTTGGCTTCTCCAAGACCAGCGCTTGGAAGCTGAACGCCAAGGAACTGCGTGACGCGCTGCAGGAAGGCCGTCTGGGCACCGCCGCTCGTCAGAAACTGGCCTCCGACATCAACGTCGCCGTCATGAACGTGGCCGCCAACCAGGGTACCCTCGTGGTCGCTGTGGCTGGTGCTGCTGGTGACTACGACGATGTGGCGCTGTGCGACAGCATCATGAACGAGCAGGGCATTGCGATGGAGAATCGCTATCTGGCCCTGAACAGCCGCGACTACAACGGTCTGGCTGGCAAT